ACGCAGTTTCATACGACGGCTCCGGTATCACGATGCCCATATCAAGGCACTTTGTTTCAAGGAACAGCAAGTAATCGCTGAACTCTTGTTTGTCGAGCGCAGAGGAACGCTTGAGCGGTCGCAGGCGTTTCCTGCCAAACCCTTCCAGCGTCTCCCACCCAAAGCACTCACCCAAAAAGTAGTCGTGTAAGTCGTCGCGCTGCCATCCGCGCAATGCCTCGCCACCGCCCTCAAGGATGGACGGGTACACCACGCCCCACAGGAACTTGTTTTGTTGGTTGGTGCGCGGTTTCTTCCACTCCGTAACCTCGACCGCCCATGTTTTGAGCGGGTCAAGGTTAGACACCATCCGCGTTACGACAGATGCCATAGCGTCCGGTCTAGTGCCTCGCGGAAAGATGCGTTTCATCGCTCGGATGCCCTCACCCGTCCAGCCCATTGCTTCCATTCGTAGGCGTATTCGACATTCTGGTATTCATCGAACCACGGGCCACCCTCGGTGAAATGCACGCAGGTCGGGTCAGGAACCTGCGCCCGTGTGTGCCAGCCCTCAAGGTAATTAAAAGTCGGCGGCAACGCACCAATGTGCCGGTCATTCACCCACATGAACCGATGCAGGTACATCCCGGTTTCGCTGTTCACGATTTCGGGTGTCAGCCCACCCATTGACGGATGGCTGCAATTGAACCACATAAACGACGACCAGTTTTTGCGCGGGTATTGGCGCTGTACCTGCCCGTCCATCTTTGTCAGGGATGTGGGCTTGTAGTCGTGTTGGACACACCACACGGCAACATCAGGATTGTTGAAGTCGAGCAACGGCTTCAGACTGTGCCGCACTAGAAAGTCACAGTCCATGAACAAAGCATTGCCTCTGAAGTTGCAGAGCGCAGGCACAAGGAACCGGCTGAAACTAAACTCCGTGGATGAAAACGGGTCTGGTTCGCGCCAGTACATCCCCATCTCACGGAGGTCATCTAGTCGAAGCGCGACAACCTCTGCCTCCATGTGTTCCAGAATGGACGCACGAGCCACCTCGTATGCGATGTCCTCGCGGCTATCGTATCCGATGAAGATTTTCAAAACGGCAAATCCTCATCGTCGTTAAACTTCTCGGGGTTTTGCTCTGCCATCGTTTTAGGACGCGCAGCCTGCTTCGGCTCGAACTTGAGGGACATGAAGGCATCGCCGGTTTTACTGCTGCGCTTAATCCACGCGCTGATGTTGAGGTCGATATTGTTAAGAACGGCAGAGCCGCGATAATCGGGGGCTTTTTCGTTGCCGCGCTTATCGTTCTTAAACAAAACGCCACGGTTGTTGTTGTCATACTGCTTGTTCACAGGGTCACCTTTTCCAGTTTGTTAAGTTTGTCGTCCAACTCTTGCAGGAAAATGGTCACTTCCTGCTCAAGCATCTTGATGTAGTCGTCATCACGCGGGACGCGCACGACTAACAGTTGCAGCCGCTCGGGAAGACGCGGGTCGAAGGATGCGAAGTCGCACCACGGCTTACCGGCACACGCCATCTGCCATTGCATCTGCGTCACATACTTCTGCGGCGGCTTGCCGTCGAAGATGTATTCCAGATGAGTAGCGGTGTTCGGGCATTTGATTTCTACTAAACCCTCCTCGGCAAACCCGTCAGGGCTGGCACCAGACATCGCAACGGTCGGGTGGTCAATGAAGCCTACCTCCTCAACCAGTATCCCGGTCTTGGCGGCGTAGGCGGCTTTGGCGTTCGGCTCCTGCTCCGTCCCCCATTCCATCGCTGCATTGCTGAACGAGGATGCCTTCTGACCCGTCAGGCGCTCAACCACAAGGTCAGCCATATAATTAGCGCGACCTGCGCCATAGCCGGTCTTGGTCTTGGCAATGACATCCGCAACGCGGGAGGCTGTGACCTTGCCAAGCCTTGCCGCAAACCAGTCGTCTGTACGCTGTTCCATTAGGCTAGTTCCTTCTTGCGTGCGCTGAACGCATCCATGTGCGTTGCGCGGATGGCGGGGTCAAGTGATTTGAACAAGGTAACAAGCGCAGCCGCGTCAGTCACAGACGCAATCTGCGCCAGCACTTCGGGGTTAGGCTCGACCTTCTCCGACTCTGGCAAATCCTCGCCTGCGTAAATGTAAAGGCCGAGGCCGTGCATTGCGATGGCCTTTGTAAGACAACGCATGATGGCGCTATTCACGGCAAACGCATCGGGGTTGACGATTGCCCGGTTCCGGTTGTCCATCACCGGCAGGACGCAAGTCTTGGTGTCACCCTTCACCTCGACCGACACCTTGACCATAGCGGTGCCGTCCGGCAGGAACATCGCAGGGCGGTCGGCCCATTCGTGCGCGTTCCACCACGCGCCGGGGTCGAGTTTCAGCACTTCAGCCCACGCCCACGCCCACGACAAATAAGACAGGTTGCCTTTTTTTTCGATGTGGTCGTTTACATTAATTTTTAGAAGGTCTGACATTTGCTTTCCTCAATCATTTGTTTAAGTTCGCGCCGCAGTTCGTTGTGGCGGTCGATATCGGCTTGCGTCCAAGTGAGGATGACCGGCTCGGTGTAGTACCGATGTTCCTCGCACTCGCGTTGCTGTTGCCAGTCGTCCATTAAAAAGTCCTCACAGCAAGCCACACTAGAGCGGCAAACATGACAAACGAAAACAGGTACAGGCCAACGGTTTTCATACTGTTGCCCTCGCCATCTGTAGGGCTTGGAACATCAGCCGTTGGTTGGTTCGAGCGCAGGTAACAAACGCTGCGCGGATGTCTGCGTGCGCTCTTGCGTGCTTCATCGCAAGGTCACGGGCTGCTCTGGATTCACCTGCTGCGATTGCCCAGCGAATTGTTGGGGGCAGGTGTTGGGGGATGGGTCGCATATCTGTTGCTCCGGTTGCCGGTCGTTTGTGACCGTGGAGCCATGATGCGCTTGCTGTTAACCGATGTCAACAGCCTCTTGCATTTATTTTTACCATCGTTAACTTACCGCTTCATGGACATCCAAACCGCCCTCGCAGTCGCAGGTAGTAAAGCCGCCCTCGCCCGTAAACTTGGGGTGTCCCGACCAGCGGTCAGCCGGTGGGTCAAAGCAGGTCGATTGCCTCCCATGAGGGTATGGCAATGGAAGGCTCTAGAAGCCCTCACCCCGCAGATTACAGCCGATTCTACGCCTACCCCCGGCTGACCCCTTCACCGGCTGTAAAGCCGCTATAAGCGATTCTGCGACCCCCAGAAACGACAAACCCCCGCACATGGCGGGGGCTTGACGGGCCGGGGGGAATGGCCTTACGCTTGAGATGCTGTTCTCGCGTGATGGTTAATTTACATGGCTGTTCTAGTCGTGTCAAACACCCCACCACGCGACCCCTTGATACGGGCATCTGTCACCGGCGGGGTGGGTGCAATCCCCACATGATGTTCAATCATCGACCAGACACCGGATACCACGGTCTGGCGGGTCTAACAACCGCGTCCATACGGGCATAGGTTGGACTCTCTTGGCTCCCAATGTTCTTGGGGGTTAGGGGGGTCCTTTCCCGGTCCTCCGAGCATGGGTCTTACGAAACAATCCTACAGAGTTAAATCTTAAATCCTAGAAGCCTAAACTAAAGTTGTTGCATTAACCTCCGTGAACAGTTACGCTTGTGCCGTACCTAACCACAGAGAGGTTTTTATGCACGAACTAGACGAAGCCGCATGGGAGCGATGGGTTGCCTACCGCAAGGCCATACGCAAGCCCATCAAGGAAGTCAGCGAACACGCGATGAAACTTAAACTGTCGCGGTTTGGCGCTGACCAAGATGCCGTGGTCGAGCAGTCCATTGCTAACCAGTATCAGGGGCTGTTCGAGTTGAAGAAGGCCGCACCCCGCCCCGGCGAGAAAGTCGAGAAGACCGATAAGCAGAAAGCCGCAGATGTCGCCCGTCACGCTGAACAGGACGACTGGAACGCAAGGGCTTGGGGCAAGTTAGAGCCGACCCCGCTAAACCGGCTCAAGTTGTGTGAGGCATATCTTGCTCGACTAACCATCAGCCCTGATGCGGATGCGATGGAGCGTCTGCGGGA